CCACCGGCAGGCGGCGCACCGGCAGCAGGCGCGGCGGGCGCAGCACCACCGGCAGGCGGCACCGCAGCAGGCGCAGCGCCACCGGGCGGCGCGACAGCAGCGGGAGCCGCAGGCGCGGCAGCATGGGGCGGCGGCGCAGCACCACCGGGCGGGGCCACGGCGGCAGCGGGCGCAACGGCACCGGTTGAGTCGGGCGCGGCACCAGCGGCGGGCGGCGGCTGTCCGGGGTCGACGCCGCCCGAATGAGCAGGCTCGGCCTGTTCCTCATTCAAGAATTGTTCGAACGCGGGCAGAAGCGCTTTTAGCTGTGCGCGCAAGTTTGCGACAACGTCGCTATCCAATGCCTTGCGTTTTGCCATTTGGCGTTCCTTTGCGGTTGAAATATCCAAGTGGTCGAAGCAAAGTTTCTTGCTGTCAAGAACCCTCGCACCCGGCACACGTCCGGCACTAACTAGTGCAATGTGATTGCCGCGCATGTTCGTTTGGACGACTTCATAGTCAGTTCCATTGAACGATCCTTTTTGGAGCAGAAAATCGCACGTATAACCGAGCGACAAATCCGCTTTTCCATCGGACAAATCCGATTGCATTTTTCGAGTGAACACTTTCACGTCGCCACGCAACCAAGGATTTTGATACGCCACATCAAAAAGCACACCGTCAACGCCATAATCTTCGGGAGCGGAAGCGTTTTCGTCGCCTTCGAACCCGGACAGCATTTCATGGTCGTTGATCAGCGGAACATTCTGGAGACTTGCAATTAGTTCTGGATCATTCACGGCGGACTCGGGCCGGAAGACATTGATGACTTTGTTAGGGTCAACATCCTTCAAGCCCACTTGTCCGGCAGAGTATTGGAAAACGCCGAACGAAGATATGGGACAGCCCCTGACAAGCAGGAACCCATTGGGGTCTTGTAGACGCGCGCTCGGCATGGTTGAGACAGGATTATGCGACGTGGAAAGTCAATGGTCTACAACTTTTTTAGTTATCTTCGGCGGGATTGTATCCGACCAGCGGCACCGCGCGGCAGCGGCAATTGATCGCCCATCCGGGCGGGCCTTGATCGCCTTTCGGGCCGGTCCACAAACGCGGATCATCCACCTTGAATACTTCGTCGTTCTTTTCAATGTGAGTTATACGCGGTACTTTTCCGGCGCTAGAATGGAGCCAGCGGAAATATTCAACGCCAGCTTGTTTCATTCTTTCTGTCGACAATGACGCATTCATTTTCGCCGTTTGATCGCGCGAAATTAGGTCGACTCGTTTCTTCGCAGTAATTCCAACTTCTCTAAGTGCGTTTTCAATACCGGACGTGCCTTGCTCTTCGGGATTAGGCGAAGTGACGGAAAGCATGATCGCGTTATAAAGCTTTTCATGCACGTCTTCGTGAATTTTCGTTATCAGCGTGTGATTAAAACTCACCGCCGCATTCAGCGTATTGGAAACGTTTTCGTTATAGACTTGGCGCGGCTGTTCAATTCCGGCAGTCGACAAGCTAAACCAAGTCGACGCCTTTGCATGTGTGTCTGCCTTTTCGACAAATGTCGGTGCAAGCTTTGCCGCGAAACCCGCAAAAACCTCATCCCATTTCTTTTTGAGTTTGCGCAGCACGAAATGAAATAGGCTATTCGCGGCTGCGTCTGCCGCGAAGTGCCGTTCAATTTCAGGGTGTTCTAATGCGGAAGTAATTTCTTTCCGGTAATCTTCGATCATCGGATTGACAACCGACATCATTTCTCGCTGATACCAAATGCGAAGGGCCGCGCTAGGCGTTAGCGGAGTGCCAACGCCCGGAGCATCCGGTTTACGCCGCTGGCGCTTCTTGCTCGCTTGGAACGTCATTAAATTCTTTCGGATCAAATCCGAGCATCATCACAACGTCTTCCGGAGTTTCTTCCAATTCTTCGTCGTCCGGGTCTTCTTCGTCGAATTCTTCCCAATCATCCGGGTCAGAGCCCTCGAATGAGACATCCGGCAAATCAATGCTTTTTTGGATCATGACAGATTCGCTTTCCATGCGGAGAACACTGACGGTTCGATATAGCTTTGCAATGCGACAGTCGGGGTATTGCCCAAAACTTTCGACACTCGCACGCCGACTTCTTTGACTGCGTGTTTGAATTCTGCCATGGTTTTCGGCACTGGCATTTTCTTGATTTCGTCAATGGCCGTCGCCGTGCCTTTGTAGGTCCGGAAATCTTTGGTCTTGAATTTTCCGTTGCTAAGTGCCTTCGAATAGGCCAGCAGAGAACGATCCGTCGCATTCGGGAATAGCCGCCCGTCGCCTTGCGCGGCCTTGCGCTCTTTCAGCATAGCGACCAAATCAGCATCATTCACAAGGAAATTCAGATCGACGCCTTTCTTTCCGGTGAAATCTAGATTGACCGAACCATCCTCATGAATGACCACATGACGGCCTTCCAAGTTCGAAGCACCGAACGCTTTCTTTTCCGCTTTGGTGTCATTGTCACTTCCCGGACGCAATCCCATTCCGACAACGAGAGTCATTGAGTCGGCATTGTCTTTCGTCTTTGCGTCAGTCGACTTCGCGTCATTTTCTATTCTCGTCGCCATCGTCGGCATGCGAGAATTCATCGCTTGCACGCGGCCAAACTTCGCGGCTTTGTTTGTGGACTTGAATGCTTCGGAATAACGGTATTGCGGGCGACCCTTAGAGTCATTTCCCATTGCGAGCATCATCCCTTTCGGATTTGGATTGATCTTCACATCCGTCCACGCGGGCGGGATCGCCAGCTTTTTAATATGAGCGGGCCATTGTTCGCGCGGCACCGGCACTAGGACACTGACGCCTTCGCTCTTGATTGGCTTCGGGGCTTTCGTGACCGTCGCCTTTACTTTCGGCGTTGTCGATTTGGCCTTTGCCGCCGCACTACCACCACCGGGACCGAATTCGCCAGCATTACCCGGTTGTCCGCGCGGGTGTTCCGACTCCTTGAATTCGTCCATTGACATAAGTGGCACTGATTGCCCACCACCGCCGCCTTCGAGCCACGATTTGAATTCTTCTACCGACATCGGCGGCAGCATATGATCGAAGCCTTTCCAATTGTCGGTGTAGGCTTGATGATATACCGCGCATGCCTCTTCCGGACTGTCATATCCGATCATGCATTTGTATTCGTCGAATTCGTCCGTTTCCGGGCACTTCTGAACTATCACATAGATTTCATCGGACCGCAGATTGGAGCCAATGAAGCAATCGACATCCTGTTCATCCGCACCGATATAGCCTTTGATAAAGCCATAATGGTCCGGCATTTCCTGCGCCCATTCTTTTCCGGTAATGTCCTGACCGACGCGCACCGTGCCACGCGGATTCTCAATGAATAGGTTAAGCCCATTCCAACGCAGCTTTGGCATTCTGTGTTGCGGCATCGCGCGCACCACTTCGCCACGATCCTCGATATTGACGGAACGCGAAACAGAGCCTTCCGTGCTAGGCTGTACGCTTGCCATTCCCGGAGCATCCGCCGTTTCAGCCTGCGCGGGCGGCGAGCCCTTCGCCAGAAGCGCCATCAACGCATTCAGCGTGTTTTGATCTAGCGGCTTGCCGCCACTGGCCGCACCGCCCATGAGCAGGGACAGCAGCGCCGCCGTAGCGCCTTGTCCGGAGCCGCCAGCATCTTCGGGAGCGGCACCGGGCGCACCGGGCGGCATACCGCCAGCCGGATTTTCCGCAGTGGTTTGAGCCGCGCCAGACTTTTGCAGCGCGGCGATATTTTCGGGAGACATACCCGGTTGCTCATGCGCGGAAATAGAATCTTCCAGACGATCATATCCGGAATGCTCATCATCAATTAGCCGCGCCCGCTCTTCGTCCGGCGAGATAACGCCAGCATTGATTAGGGCAACGCCAGTATCGGACTTGAGCTTATTCAAGTCGGCGCGTTCCTGCGTAGTGACAGAATCGACCGGATTGCAAACGACAGTCAATTCGACATTCAAACCCAATGAGCGCGAAAGAATCTGATAGTGCCGTTCCAACATCGGCATCATTACGTGTTCCTGCACCGACTCCAATTCTTCGTGGTAACTCTTCGACTCGAATTCTCCGGTCGAATTGAAACCTTTCGGCGAAGTGCCTAGCAGCTTCGTCGCTGGAGTCCGGGCAATTGCCGCCACAATCTGATATTGATTCATAATGATCGAATCAAAGTCAGTCATGGAAGTGTCGAACTGTTCCATTGCCTCTTCAGTTCCGAGCACCTTAATACCGTGGTTATCGCGATAGCGAATCCACATCGCCAGACGCTGTTCGAAAGCGTCCTGATTCATCATGATTTTATCCATATCCGCATGGATAGCCATTGTGCGCTTGGACATCGCCATCAATGGGGATTCGTTCGCCGTGCGCTCGGCTGCATAAACTCGTTCGTAAATCCGCTGCACAAGCGGAATTCCGCCAAAGATATAAGTCGGCTTCAGAATGTCGGATGGATGCGGACCGCGCGCAATTGCCAAATGGGAAATGTGATACTTGAGCCCATTGATTTGCCAGTATTGCGGTTCGTAAAAACCGATGTCTGACGGGTCACTCATTGTGACGGTCGTTAGTACCGGAGTCATCCAATACGGATCGATTTGGGAAATGCCTTCGTATGACCCTGCGGCAACACCGTCGATATTGAATGGCTTTTCGTAGTAGAGCGGGTCCGACGACTTTACTTTGAAGATCGCAACCCGAATGCCGAAAATGTTTTTGAACCGGTTGAATTCGACGATATTCTCTTTGATCTTAAATTCTTTGTCCGCCGCCATAATCGCATCATGCGATGGCTTGTCCAAATCTTCGGTATCCTTGTCGCCGCCCTGCGCGGCAATGACCCATCCATTTCGCGCCGCATCTTCGCCGGACATGGAGCAAGCTTTGTCGACCAACCAGTGTTGCGCGATGATCGCACACGCCTGATAGCCGATAAAAGATTGCGACATATACCAAGCATTCAATTCGCTTGGCACGCCGAGATTACCGCCACCTTTCAGCGCGAATCCCGGACCGTCATTGTATTCAGAATCGTCGCCGATTTTAGCGCCGGTTTTCAACGCTGCGTCACCGGTTGCAACGCCTTCACCCGCCAGACCATCAAATACTGCGAAGTCCGACACTGATTTCAATTCGGGCCGGTACGCTTCGGGCCATTCAACGCCACGTCTGGCAATAGGGTCCAGCGGGTCGACCGCCTTCGCTTCTTCTTTCGGGAACTCCGAATCGGCCACGAATTTCTTCGCGAAAAGTTGTGAGATAATCTTTTGCAGCATGGGGCTTTCTCCAAGCATGGGCGAATCGGGCGCGCGTTATAATAGGGTACACCTAACTGACAGAGAAAGTCCAATGGAAAGCATCAAACCGATCCGCGCTTATGTGGTCGTCCACTCTATCACGCGCGAGCGGGTATCCCACGAAATGACCACGGAAGCCGATGCACTGGCCTTCGTGGAGTCGATCCGGCACGCGGAGGGGGACGACTTCGAAGTTGTGCCAGTGGGCTAGACACTTCCCGAAAAGTAGTGTAGAATCGGGGCTACCGGAATGGAACGGTTCCATTCCGGTAGTAACCAAACCAGAAAGACCAGAGTTAGATTATGAGAATTTTGTCCGTCCAACTGAGCTATATCTATAGCGACGAGTACACAACCACCCATCGCCGTGAAGCATTGTCGGCGCTTGGTTTCGACGTTAGCAAAGTCGAAGAAAGCGGAATGATGTCGCTTGCCATCGGCTGCACTGACGCGCAATTTGTCGAACTGACAATTGCAGGCGAACGTGACATGAAAGTTATTGCATCGGTGACTGTCGATGATTAAGATCATCGCCGCCCTGACCATCGCCGCAACTATCACCGGTTGCGCCAATCTCACACCGGAACAAAACGCCGCATTGGGCGCTGGCCTTGTCGGCGCTGCGGCAGTAGCTGGCGCTGTGGCAAATGCGCGGCAACCGGTCTACTACGTGCGTCCGGCACCGGTCCGCGTTTGCAACGTCTATGGCCGTTGCTGGCTTCAATACTGATATGGGAAAGAAAGAAATGGAATTGGTCAAACAACCGGAATCGGAAGGTAAGCGCACCATGACGAATCTGAAAATGAAAGACAATTTCCGGCTGATCAACTTTATCGTTGAACAATACGCCAGTTCCGGAATGAATGACGAAGAATTCGCCGTTAAAGCGGCGGAAGAACTTGGGCTTCCGGAAATCAATGTTGGGCATATCCGGCACCGTCGCGGCGAATTCGATATTCCGTCGAATACGAAAGTCAAAACGGAAGATGCGAACGTGCAGGTTTTGGCCGCGCAGGTTCTGGCGCAAGCGAAGCAAATCGCTGATCTTCAGGAACGCATGGCGCAAGTCGAGGGTTGGATTAACACCACCTTTCCGAGCAAAGGCCCGCGTGCGGCTGTTAGCTGAAATGGCAATCAACCGAAAAATGTCGACGGATTCCGCTTCGCGCGAATCAGCGACATAATAAGAGCGTCTGCGACGTTAGGGGATTTAATGCCCCTATCTCGCAAATCCTCTTTGCTTTCGACTTTGAATTTCCCCATTCGGTCGACATCCTTATGCGGGGATGCCAATTCTAGGCCAATCTTTTTGAGCATGGCCGCGCCAAGCGTTTCGCTATTCAGGCTGACCAATTCGTCGAATTTGTGCTTCACGCCTTTTTCGACAGCTTCATAGGTCTTTCTGAATCTGATAGCGACTTCGTCCCACCGCTGCGCTTTGATGTTGCTGAAGTGTTCGCCGTTCTTAATGACAACGTGCGGCAGCTTCATATAAATTCCGTCTTTGTTGTCGACCGCACCGCCAGCGTTGAACGGTTCGTAAAGGATATTCCGGAAATGTTCCTTATTCAAGTCCGCGAATTTCGAGCCTGCAAATGCGCCGATACCGATTGAATCCCAAATGATGCTAGAGCCGGTTTCTACCGCGCGCTTGTAGACTTTGGAACATGACTTTAGCAATTCGTCTTCCAGACCCTGCCACTCGGATGCGAATGTCACAATATTACCGTGACTTTCTACTGAGGCGTTTTTATCTTCGCCATCGTCGGCAACGTCAAATCCAATGACTTTTTGTCCGCCCGGTTCCCATCCCAATTTTTTGTGAGCATCAATTGACGCCAGAATGTATTTGAGCGGAATGACGGACTTATCCGCGCCCATTTTTGGTTCACCGCCATAAATGTGTCTGGCGCTTTCCGGTTCACGCTTGTAGTAGTCATAGATCACTTTCAGCATTGTCTCGGACAGATACGGATTTTCGCGCCAATTGATTTCGCGCGCTATCGTATCCGCAGGCGGGTCTACAATGAATTTCTGATAGACAAAATCCGTGAATTCGTCAGGGTTGAGGATCAACCAGATTTGCGACCCGGCTTTCCGGATTGTTGGTTCAATAACTTCCCATTGGTCTTGCGTAAGATAGTGTGCCTCTTCTAACCACAAAATATCAATGCCTTCCGTCGACCGTATTTCGCCTAGATTTCTGGCGATACCGTAGAAGATGAATTCCGACCCGGTCCGAAGATGCCGGATCGACGTTTTCAGAATCTCGAATTCATCCCGGTATTCGCTGGCTTCAATTTTGTCTTTTAGCAGGACATAGACCGACTCGCTGATGCGGTTTTGGAACTGGCGCGCGCAAAGGAATTTGACGGTAAAATTTGCGGCCAGATACACCGCCGCCCCGGCAGCATCATGACTCTTCGAACTGGCGCGACCGCCATAAAGGACTTTGTACCGCGCGCATGCTTCCCAAAACGGGCGAAGCGCGGCATTCATGGAGTAGGCGGCGACGACTGTAGCGATTCCATTCATAGAGTGACATTATGCCCGCGCGGCCCTGCCAGAGCCATTGCACGCCCATGGGGCCACTAGATGACCCGCGCGCCGCGCGCACGGCCCACGCGAGCGGCCAGCGGGGTCCGCGCGCCTATCCGGACAGCCATGGCCGCGCCAGTCGCACAAGCTGTGCGAGAAAGTGCTTGACCTAGCGCCGAAGATGGCGTTATAATCTAGGCTGACAAACAGAAAGACCGAAATGAACGTCCAACGTAATCTGGAAATTTTCGAAGCCGCCAACCCGGATATCGCCGCTTGGTGGAAGGATTCTAACTTTGATTTCGCCGTGTCGCTGCGCAATCAAGTGATGTGTGGTCGGAGCCTTTCCGAACGCCAGTTTGCGGCTGCAAAGAATTGTGTCGCAAAGCGCGCGGCCTACATCGCTGCCAGCGTCCAACGCGAAGAGCAGGCCGTGGAAGTCGAAGGCGTTGCCGCTGTGGAAGTGATGCTGCAAAACGGCAAGCGCTCGCTGATCAACCCCAAAGTCCGGTTGCTCGGCGCGAATGATCAAGTGTTCGTGCTGTCGCTGGCACCGGCCTACGGTAAGAACGCTGGCGCGATCTACGTCAAGTCTGACGATGTCTATTTGGGTAAGATCGTCAACGGTCGTTTCGTCCGTGCTGCCGCTTGCGACATGCTGCAAGAATCCAACGTTGTGGCCGCATGCTCTGACCCGGAAAAGTCGGCGGTTGCCTACGGTCGCGCTTACGGCAACTGTTCGTGCTGTGGCCGCGAACTGACGAATGCCCTTTCGATTGAACTCGGCATCGGTCCTATCTGCCGCGAAAAGTTTTTCGGGTAAACCTATCATGAATCAGCACTCTTATCTAGTGACTTACGAGTTATATTTAAGAGTGCTGAAAGTGTGGGAAATACGAAAAGTCTTGACAAACGACGATGGCCTTGCTTGTGTTGAAGCATCCTTCAAAATCATGCGAGACTATGGCGATGCTAGAAATTTCAGAACTGAAGAACTAGATGACCTACCTTTTCGAATCGGCGGCAATGTGCCCGCCCGTAACCGTCCGATATCTGGACTTGACAGTTGAACAATTTTGGGCACTATT